TCTTAATTGTACCTGAATAGCCATTTATACGCTCCCATAATCGGTAGTTGTAACAGTTGCATTAGCAACACTTCCATAATCATTAATAGCAGTAAGTGCGCCTGAGTTTAAACTTGATGCTACTAAATTAACATTTGCTATGTTTGCACCCACAAGGCCAATATCTGTTGCATCATTAGCAACAGTTGTAACATTAGCACTTATTCCAGAAACTGTAGTTACATTAGAAGAAATGCCAGCAACCGTATTTACATTTGAAATTGCTCCTGCCACCGTTCCAATGTCTGTGCCATCAGCAGCAACAGTATTAATATTAGAAGCATTACCAGCAACCGAAGTTACATTTGATGATATGCCAGCAACTGTAGTTACATTTGCTTTTATTGCAGCTAAACCAGATATAGCATCAGTTGCTGTTGTTCCATCCTCAATATCTGCAAGCGTTGCTATATCAGCCGTAACTTGAGCTAGAGTTTCTACATCAGTAATTGTTGGCCCATTTTCCATTGCACCAGTAGTGGCATTAAAACCAAGGACTCGGCCTTTCCTCGTTGACAGGCTAGGAATAGTTAAGGTTGGTGCATTTTCGCTGTCTGAGGCTCTTACACCTCTGCCTGATCTATCTTCATTGTCTGCTGCAATAGCTGTTAAAGTATCTAGCTGTGTATTTAAAGCTGCTCGATTGATTGCTTGTCCTGCAGAAAAATCTGTTACTCTTTCAATATCTATTCTTCGAACAATAGTAACTGCATCATTTAATGTAAGGCCAGAGCCAAAGGTTACAGTACCAGTATTACCATCACCACCAGAAACAGAATAATGTGTAGTAATTGCTTTTTGTACATCATTTACAAACACATTTAGATCTGCATCATCAAAAAACTCAAACGATACAGTAAATGCTGTTTGCCCTGACGTTGCAGTAAAATGTAAACGACCAGTATTTGCTGAAGAAGTTATAGCCATATAGTAATCCTTTTTTCTTTTATTGTCTGAAAATTATAAAAAGTACAACGCACAAATAAACTAGTACAAATTACTGCGACCACATTCTTGTGATTGCATTCATGTCATCTTTCCAAAACCACATTCGAGCAAATGGTAAGTTACGAACAACTTGCTTTGCACCTTCGCCATAATTACCAGAAGCAAAATCAACAACGCCTCTACTTATATCAGTAGCTATAGATGGGCCAGCACCAGCAATATTTGTTATTGCATCCATAGTATTAGGTTCTTGCGGAAACTTAGGGGCAAGAATACCATTAGATATATTTGGCCCACCAAGAGCTAATGAAGTATGCATCGATTGATAAAACAAATCACTATACAAAGCAGTAATACCACTAGCATCCCATGCTCGAGCAATTCTATCCTGTGCTGACATATCATCCCAAGCAAATTCTGCACCAGATAAAGAGTATCTTAATTTAACCGACAGATAACCAAGGCCAAGCATTGTCGTCATGCCAATAGCTCTATTCTTTAATTGACCATGAGCCATTGCGCCAACCATCTTATTTACGTTAGCAAACGTATAACTGTAAAACTGAAATGGTAATGCTAATAAACCGTTTTCTATTCTAGCATAACCTTTAACTGTTTTATCTTCTTTGTATCCAAAATTCTTTGCAATATGATGCGGCACAAAAACAACGCCATCATTTATTATCGGCCTATCTGCTGGCGTTGCAGCAAGAATAGTGTTTAACACACCAGAGTTCATTGCAGATCTAAATGTGTCTACTGTTTCTTGCTGTACTGCTTTTTGTTTTCTGTATTCTTCAAGAGCTAACTTGTTTATTGCATTTTCATAACCAACAATATCTTTTTCTTTAGTTTTTCTTTTTACTTTTTTAAATTCAGTTACTGTTTCTTCAAAAACCTCTTTTTCAAAAGTTACTTTATCTTTATTAAAAACAAAGAAATCACTCTTTCCACTTCCTAAAGAAACAGATGGATAATTAGAAGTAACAACCTCACCATATTTATTTTTAAATTGTTGATTCTTAGGAATATCCCAACCACCATCACCTCTATCAATAAGATGAACAGCATCTACAAAATGCTTTGATAAATATTTTTTAGCGTCCTTCATAAGTCCTTGAAGATTTTTCTGACTTTTATTCTTTCCTAATATTTTTAAATATTTTTCTGTAGAATCAATAACTAAAATCTTTGCGTCTTTTGCAAGATATGCGCCAACAGGTTCTAATTCTTCTTTCTTTAAACCTTTTTCTACAGTTACATATTCTTGTTTTTTATAATCATAAGAAATAAGATCTTCAGTTCCAGTTCCTTTTTTTACTTTTATATCTCCATATTTCCAACGACTTAAATCTTGAGTAAAATACATTACATTTCCAGCAAGCTTATCTCCTGTATTTAATGGAAATATAGATTTTCTTCTAAGATCATAACCATTTTTTAACAAAGATTCGACATTCTGTTTTCTAGTAAAGTGTACAAAATATGTGCCAGATGTATCTATGTTTTCTTTTCTTCTAAAGCCTACAACTTTTTTTTCTTTTGGAACTTCTCTAATAACTGTTGAAGATTTTAAAAATCCTAAATCTTTTGCGCTAAATCTTGTGTGCATAATTTCATGCAACATTACAAAGTTTGACCAATCTTTTGGTGAATCAAATATATCAGGAAGTGCTTTTACTCCCTCTACTTTAGGAGATAGCCATGCTTTTTCATCGAATTGTGTAGTTTCAATATACTCCCTATCAAAATTAATTGTATTTGATTTAGAATTATAAGAAGCAGGAACATATCTATTACCCTTACTTTTACCTACTAAACTGCCATCTTCATTAGCTTCAATAACTTTAACAGTGTTGCCTTCTATTTCTGGAATTAAAAAACTAGTCGACCATTCATCTGTATTTGCAACATACAAACCACCTTGAGTTTCTTGCCAAGGCGCTCTAGCTATTTCTTTTGCTCTTGCTTCATCAATCCCATACCGAGCCAACCATTCTATTTCAAATGGCGTTGCTTCTTTTTTACTTAACTTAATAGATCTTTCTATAATTGTATGACCTCGAGCAATACCATCAAGCGTTTTACTTAGTTGTGTTACTGGGCCAAGACCATTTAATGTATAAAAAGCATTTCGTGCTTTATTCCAAAACTCAGGTGCATCAACATTATTAGCCATATCGTCAACTAATCGAGCAAACGCACTACCTTTTAAAATATCAATAGCCTCACCAGAAAGCCTAACCTCTTTAGAACTTTTCATTCTAATGTCTTTATCAAGAATTGCTTGAATAGCTTTAATCATAACTGCACCATCATGTTCCATTATAACACGACCAAACTCAGGAATAGCAGCTACAAAACCAGACCCCATATAGTTAGTCGCAGCAGCTTCTTTTAAAGTGTATGCAATTCTTTGACTCATAGCAGATGGATTTCTTAAATCTGAAATAAAGTTTTTTGATGGATTTTTAAGAACAGCACCAGCAATACGCTCATACATAATATGAAAATCTCTCATATGCTTTCGCATTTCTTTTTCGCTTACATTTTTATTAATCATGTCGCGCTCAAGCTTAAAAGCAACATCATCAAGCTCAGCACCAAATTGTCTTCTAAACTCTAATCTAGGAGCAATTCTAGCTGTATATGTTTTCATTATTGCAAGCGGATCTTGCATAATAAAATCCCAAACTAAATGATTTGGAATATCTAATTTTCGATGCCTAAAATGTTTTGATCGACCATAACCAAAACCAATATTACCTTCATTAGTTGGATCTGCTTCATTAAGAATGTTATCTATAGTACTCTTAACTCGTTTAGCTATTGATTCTTCATCTTTAGGTAATGCTTTCTTCTTCCATTTGCCCTTTTTAAACTGCCATATAGTATTGTTTTTATAATACCAATCTTTAAGTACACCTTCTAATTTTGCTCTATCTTTTCTAATAGCGGCTTCATTCCAAAAACGTGGCAAAAACTTATCGTTAGAAACTTTTGCTGTATCATCAAATGCAGCTAATGAAAGTTCTAATTCTTCTTGTTGTCTCCCTAAAAAATTTACCCTTCCCTCTAATCGTTTTTTTATTCTAGCATTTTTAGCTTTACCTATATCATCAGTTAAACTTTCTATGCTTCTTTTGACATACGCTAGTTCATCAGCAATACCTTTTTTAGTTCCAATTAAACCAGCATCTTCAAGTTCACGTTCAGCTTTCTTAAAAAAATCATCAATAACACTAATAGATTTCTTTTCTACTTCTGAAAGTTTTTCTGCTCTTGTTGTTCTTTTTTCATTAATACCCCTTAACCAGCTTCCATAACTATCATCGCGCCTCATAACACTTCGATAGGATTGAACAACATCAACGTCCATAACAGCAGTATTTGCTAAGTTCATATCCTCACGAAATAAATTAATTAATGAGTCATGCGCCCTGACCCATTCGCCATTGCGAGCAGCAGCCCTTTGATAAACAGATAACGGACTAGCAATGCCAAGCTTGTTTGCAATAAGATTAAGGCCAGAGTCTCCACCTAACTTAACCATATATTCTTTTACCAAAGAAGGAGCAGTTGTGGATTGAAGAACTCTCTTCATAGGAGTGCTTACAAACTTGTAAAGAACGCTATCGGTAAACATATTATCAGCAATAGACCAAAGGTTTTCTGGTGTGTAACCTTGATCGAGTAGATCCCTAACAGCAGATTCTTTTTTGTAACTTGCTAGTTCTTGTTTAACAACTTGAAGCTCTTCATTTAACGCAGAGCCTTGGCCTTTTTTTTGTTGCTCTAGTTGAGCATTTAGATCAGCTTCTTTTGCTGATAGTTTATTTATTCTTGATGTTATTGTTTTTGGTTTAAATCGCTCGTGTGGTCTTGGCAAAGTGTTAAGGTTATTAAGATCATCCGCAGTAAGCTCAGAAATGTTTTCAATAGTTCTTACACTCTTACCATAGTTTTCTAAACCATCTCTAACTTTCTTAAGAGTAGAGGCTCTACGAGTTATAGGAATAGATATAGCCCCGCCAAAAGCAGCGCCAAACAAACCAGCCCCTATAATATTATAAGTACTTTCTGTAGAAGTCTGCATTGGATCAAACGGCTGTATAAGAAAACCCTCAGTTGCAGTTTGAATAGCAGCAGTACCCATACCTACACGAAAAGCACTTCTGCCAAAGCCAACAGTTGGCCCACCAAAAGGAAGCGCAACTAAATTTAATGGGTCAAACAAACCAGCGCCAAGCTGAGAAAGAAAAGATGAATTAGCTAATATCCTTCTTCTTTCTACAGACTCATTTATACCTCTTTTTAAATGAGCCATATGTGCTGGACTAGTTGCATGACGTAAGTTCATAGCAAACAAACCATGATCACCTAGATCTGCAAACGGATCATAACCCTCTTGCCTTTCTCTAGGAAATGTATGTTGACCTTTAATATGCTCGATAACTGGATCGTAAGTATATCCTATTGTCGCTTCGAGCGTTTGTTTAAAAGATGGACGTTCAGCAGTTTTCCTTGGTGAGTAAGGACTAAAGTCAATTGTAAAAGGATTTGTAACCATTATTTTCCAAGCTCTATTAATGCTTGCATTATCGCATTATACTCTGGGTCAGTTATTTTTTTATTATTATTTTTTGCAATATCTCTAAGTTCTAATAATAATTCACCAGCATATTTTCTTCTATCTCTGTTTGAAAGTTGCGAAGGATCTTCAACAAAGATAGCATTGTAAGCTTTAGTATAATTTTTTCTAGCTCTTTCTTTTTCTTGCGTGTTTAAAAGCGGTTCAAATAATGGCTTAGCATCATCAGAAATAGAACTAACTGTACTAATAATATTTGTAGATATTTTTTCTTTTATTGTTGGTCTATTTGCTATTTCTTGTGCTTTTTTGCTTGCTTCTTCTGATAAAATTTCTTTTTTATTTACTTTAAATATTTCAAACATAGGGTCTTTTGTAGAAACAAACACAGCATGATTTACACCTTCACCATCTTCATCAAGAGTTTCCATTTGATAAGCCACATTGTTCTCATCTACTAAAGCATACACCTGACCTTTTGTTTGAGTATCATAACCAACAGCAACAAAATTAACTTCACTAATTCTTTTGCTTTCAATAAAACCTTCTTCTGAAACAAAACCTTCTTTTATCATAACCCTATTAAGTTCTGCTCTAGCCCATGTAGCAAAGTCATCACCATGACCTTCAGTTGTAATATCTAACGCAAACGGAGATAAGTCAGAACTTGTTCCAAATGTCCTTACTCTTGGATCTTCTTTAGCTGTTGCTTTTAATACATTATCTTTAATTTTTTGTGGGTCAAATGTTTCGCCTGTTGCTTTTGCAGTTGCAAAACCAGCACGTAAACCAGACGCTACTCTTTCAGCAGTTTCTTCATCAGTAATTTCTAATACTTTGTATACATAAGCTATTGCATTAGGTGCTGATTTATCATCGCTAATTGGTAATGAGCTTAAAAATAAAGATCTAAAATTATCATCTGTCATAATTCTTAGAGTATCTTTGGCTATCGTTGTTAACGCAGCATCTCTTGCTCGATCATCTAACTCTGGATCTATATCCATCTCAGCAATAACAAGAGCATCAAGAACAGCTATATCTTCTTTACTTAAATTAGTATTATCAAGACCAGAAGACGGAAAGGTAACTCCAGACACGGGGTCTGTTGGATTACCAATAGATCTATAAAAACGTAATACCCTACTCAAAGACCTATTAGGATTAGCAAACCCTCCTTGAGAAGCGGCTTGCTTTAATACATTAATAATAGCTTGCGGTGGAACTTTGTTATATTTCTGAAGCTCCATTGTAAAGTTTTGAATGTTTTCAAAATTTTCTTCTGTTAATGGTATGTTTGGATTAGCAATAAAATCAGCAAGATCTTTATATCCTTTTGGAATATTTCCTTGAAAATAACCCTCAACTATTAATCTATTTTTTTCATTATTTTCTGTGTTACCTGTTACAGCACCTTCAATAGTAGCGGCCTTTTCAGCATCTAATCTTGCAGCTTCTAGCTTTTCACCAATTGAATTTTTTTTAGTATTGCTAGCTGTATTTAGTGTTAATTGACCCAGATGTTTTCTAGCAGCATCTAGCATATTTTTTTGTTCATCTGATAATGGAGAAACAACACCAGTATCTGTTGGTCTTTCTTTTCCGTTCTTTGCATAATAATCAAGAGCTAACAATAATCCCTCACTGTTTACTCCAGAATAAACTTGTCGAACAAAATCAGTACCAAGCAATGAGTCTAACTGTAATAACAAAGCTCTTTTTTGTTCTTGACTAACATCAGAAGAGTTAATTTCATCTTGTAAATCTTGCCCTACATTTGTGTAGTTAGTTCCCTCTGTAAGAATATCTGTATTATTTCTTAATTTATCTTCTAATACTGCTGCATTATCATATTGTTTTTGATATTTTTCATGCGCTTTTACATCACCAATACTATTCATTGCTGTTATAAGGCTACCAGCAAAATTAAAATCTTCTATTCCTAAGTCTTGCTCAAACTCAAGAAGTGCTTGAAGTCTATTACCAACATCAGGATTTTTATTTTTAATCTTTGCTAGTAAATTTTCATCACGACCAGCAAGATAAGTTTCTATATCTTTTAAATCATCAAAATCTGCATCAGCTACTATTTTACCTATCAATGTTTCAGCAGCGGTTTCAGCTAATTTTTTACTCGTAAGTAATCTTGTCTGAGAATCTTCTGTACTTTTACCAGAAAACTCGTCTTTGCTTGATTGTATAAGATCTTCTTGATACTCTTTATTAAGTTTACCCAAAATAGAAACGGTTGCCGAATCATCAGCTTGCCTTAAATGATTTTGTAAATCTTCAGTATTAATAAATGCTGATTCTAATTTTCTTCTAGTTGCTTGAACACTTGATTTAAAATTTAAATTATTTTCTGTTGTTTGAAGAAGCGGTAAAGCAAGTTCTTGAATCGCTTTCATTACTGAAGGGTCATCTTTATGACGTTTTAAAAGAAACGCAATTTGTTTTGCACCCACAGGTGCTTCATCAGGATCTCCTGAAGCTATTGCAAAAAATAATTGTTTTATTTCATTTATATTTAATATTGTATTTTTAAGCGTATGTTTAACTATTCCTCTAGCTCTTGCTATTTCTTTTCTTCTAGGCAATGTAAGTAAATCAGATGAATAAATATACTGGGCATCTAAATCAGTTTGGTTTCTTTCATTTATTGATTTGTCTAACTCCATAATAAGTTTTAAATCAGCGGTTTCATGAGCGTATTCTAAACCTATTAAATACTCTTCATTTGCAAAAGCATTAGCATTAGCCATATCTTTGTCATGTTCAGCAGCAGCCTCAAGTTGCAAGCCAGCATAAACATTGTTTGTTATGTTTGTTCCTTTGTTTTCTATTGCCTGAGTAAAAATAGAACTCTCAGAAACATTCATCATTTCTGCTGTGTAGTCTGTCATAGCTTTCTTAAAAGCTTCTGGACTGTTCCTAAATTTTACCCGAAACTCTTTTGCTTTTTCATTTAACTCAACATCTATTTCTGTTTCAAATCTAGTTGCTAAAGCTTTTCTTCTAGCATTACTTGCAATGCGACCAAAGCCTTTAGGTGCTTTATACGCTTGCGGTAAACCAGTTGCAGGATCAAGTGCAAGAACCTCTTCATCACTTAACTTTCCTACAGACTCAATGCCTCTTCGTTCTGCATTTTCAGCAGCACGTTTATAAAAAATATTTGACATTACATTAGAGCTATCAGCTAACGCTTCGCCTGTTATGACTCCAGCCCTAGAAGATCGAGCAACGCCAATTGTGCCAACTTTAAACTGTCTTGTTTCTTTTTTAGGAGCCATTGATATACCTACATAGTGTCCTGAAATTCCATCATACCACTCATTAAAGTAGTAAATGCTTTAACTTTTGCAGCTTTTTCCCTAGCCCTGCCTTCAACTCTTATTGTTGTAGCTTGCTGTTGAATTTTAGCTTGCTCAAACATACCCATAAGATCTGATCTTGATGTATCTTCAAAGGCTATTTCTTTTTGCCTATCTAAAAAAGCCTTAACAGAAGCATCATCTCTACCTCTAAATGTAGCTATATTTGATGAAAGATTATTACGATATAATTCTAATCTATCATTGTGTCTCTGCAATGCAGAAACCTTACTGCGTTTCTTTTCAGTTTCAGTAGCAAAAGCATCTAGCTCAGCACCTTTGCGTTCTGCTTTACCAGCACTAGCTATAGCACCAGCTTGCACAACTTTGCTTCCAAAAGCCAATAAAGTAAATGGATCTAAAGCCATTAAATAATTACCTCCGTAATAAAACCATTAATATGCATAAACAACGGATTTGCTTGTTCTATTGTTACTTGAGGATCTCTATTATATCCAAGCAATCTTACTTCTTTTTTGCCAGTAAATGATTCCTCAATATTTAATGGCTTACTATTTATTTTTATAGACTTGGTATTTTTCATATCAACAACAACATTTGTAATTCCTCGAAGACTTCCTGTTAATGGCCCAGCAGCCCCAGACGCATCTATAGGATTAGATATAATTTTTGATGTAAACTTTTTCCCAGCATAAGCATTTGTATATGGCGTACCAGAAAATGCCGATAAATCAACAGCACCAGAACCTACAGTAAATTCACCAAGATAATCAGTTTCAGTTCCATCTGTTGCTAAAATATCAACTGTTACACCATTTGCATATGCGGAGCTAACAGTAAGAGAGTTAGATGATACTGCGCCATAAATATAAGAATCTAAACCAATATCATCCTTAAACTCACAAAGTTTTAGTTTATTATTTGCATCATAAATATTTACAAACATTCTATCATCTATAGAAACCATAGAATCAAAACGACCATCAGTTACAAACTGAGTCCATGACGCTCTCTTTTCTGCTCTATTAGATGTAAACACTGCTGCATTTCCATCTGTCATAGACATCACAACATAAGAATCTGATTGATCAAATCCACTATGAACAACAGCCATATACTTAGGTGTATTAATTAAATGAGAAGCAATCGTTGATATTGCCGTAGAAGCATAAGCATCTTCAGCATCTGTAAATAAATATTCTCTAACTATTCGACCACTAGCTTGTGCAAAAACAGTTGCTCCATCTATTAACTGAGGCGTTGCAAATGAACAGCCATATGGTGTTTGCTCTCTAATCTGAGCGTTTGTTGGTGTAATTGCTTGATTAAGATAAGTCGGAACGTAAAGCTCACCAGTGCCAGCAAAGACTTGAAGATCACGACTTGAGACTAAATGACGTATTTCATGAACATCGCCAGTTGCGGCTGTTAATTGAATAGCTTCGTTATCTTGTGCAGTACCAACGTCATGATTAAAGTACTCACCTATTTGGCTCATATAAATAGAATCTGGTTCTGCAATAGTCCCAGCAAATACTAATCTGTTTTCATGAAACGATACGGCTGCTGGGTAGCCTCGTTTAGCAGACCAAGACTGCTCATCAAAGTTTGTTGTTGGGGCATGACTTGCTATTTTAGGTTTACCACCACCATCTTCTGAAGCATTTGCAGAACCTCCTGCTGTAACAGTATAAGTATTTTGATCTACTATTGAAGTAATGCTTCTTGCTCCATTTAAATTACTTGCACTTATACCTCCAACAGTATCCGCTAAACTAATTGTTATAGAGTCACTAACAGCATGACCGTGGTTGACTTGAGTAATCTCAATAGAGTCACTTCCATTTCTGGTTCTAATTGGATTAGATATTTCTAATGATATAATTAAATTATCTGATATAGTTCCAGTTGCTTGCGTTGTAGACTGAACGCTTGTTATTTGTATTTCATTATCACCATATCTAAGAATAACACCAACGTGTAATGAGCTAGCATAATTACCTCCGCTTTGACTACCTGTTGTATCAAAGTAAGCAGAACTTGTAGTTAAAGTTACCCCACTTCCAGAAGTAGCGCTTGGATCTAAAGTAACACCAACACCATGAAATTTAGAATAAGGTTGATAAGTTTCTTTGCTATCTGATCTTTCATCAAATGTATAAGTGCTTACTGTAAATGCAGTAAGACTAGTTCTTGTTAATATTCTAGGCGCAAATAATGGGTGACAGATAAACATTACATCACCCATTTGTGCAGCAGTATATTGCTGTAAGTATTCTTTATCAAAGGGAAGAGCAGCGCTACTAACATCAGCAGTTATAGTAGAAACTAAAGTTACAGTATCCGCATCTACAACTCTAAAGCATCTTACTTTTTGATGCTCAATAGAAATAATATACTGTTCATTATTATCAAAAATAAATGGAAAAAGATGTGATTGATCTGGATTACTTGAGTCGTAGGTTATTGAGTAATCATATATATGCTTTAAGCCTTGACGCTTTCTTGCACTACCCTCAGTAGTAACAATCATGTTTTGTATTTTTTGCGCTGAACTTGTGTAAATACCAGTGTCAGTTCTCATTATTAAAGAGTCACTTACTTCACCAAACTGAAAACTGTTTTGTGGAACTCGAATTTTTTGCACTAACTCAGCCTTTCAGTAACAAACCTTTTTGTATTAAGCTTCTTAGTTGTTTGAGCTTGAGAGTCTAGCCTTCGAGCTTTTATCAACTGTATGTTAGCTTGCTGATCCATAGCAGCAGATAATGAAGCATCTCTTGCTAATGATATTGCAAAAACAGCAGCCACAGAAAACTCAACTCCAAGGGTAAAATAAGGTGCCCATGATGATTCACTAGCTCGATAAATATAATCCGCAATCACTTCATCAGTAACGCTTGCATTGTTGAATATTTTATTTTCATAGATGTTATATTCAATTGGTAAATCTTGAACTGTAATAGCATTAATCATTAATGAATCTGAAGGTAATTGATAACTAGCATCCCATCTTCCTATTGGAGCATCTGCTAATCTACTTAATTGAGATTGCTTGGTCGCAAAACGCCAACGACTGCTTGTTAAAGCAGCCCTAACAATATCTTCGTATACTGCATCAGCTATATCAGACTCTGTAGTTCCGTCTGTAAAAGATTGAATGGGGTCTCCACCAATCAATAATGATGCGCGAGAGCAAATTTTTATTGCTGTGTTTGCAAAATCAGGCATATAAAGTTGGGGGCCGAAGCCCCCATCCCCTTAGTCGCTATCTGTTTCTGCTACTGCCGTACCGTCAGATACGTCAACAACAGAACCAGTATTACTTAACACAGTTACAAAACTTGTTGTTGGAGCATTAGTATCATGCACCATAATCAAGTCACGAACAGCAAGCATATTTGCTGCGCTGTTAAAGTAACCAGCCGTGTTTACAGTAGCAATTGCATCAACGGTAGCATATCTCCATAGGCTACCATTTGAATCACCACCAATACGAGTTAGTCCAGTTGCACTATAAGCCATTTTCTAACCCTCCTAGTTATTGTCTAATAGTTCATAGATACCATTGTCATCAATAACAACAGCGCCCATAGACATCATAGATGTTGCAAGGTGAGATACTTTCTCAGCAACGTAGTTGACTTCAGTTTGAACATCAGAATTGATACCCAAGCCAACAGCAGTTGTGTGATAGCACATACTCTTACCAGCAGCCACAGCAGACGTTGAGAAGATCTTAAAGCCTAAGAACTCTTTCATTGTCATGCCACCAGCATAAGGTAAGTTTTGATCACCAACAAAGTCAGATGATGCAAACTCTGTAATCAAGAACAGATCAGCAAAACCTTTTGGGTGCATAGCAATATAACGCTGTCCATCCTCAGGAAGATTAGCTGTTCCAAATGTTTCAAATACAGATAATAAATCTGCTTT